CATTTCTTCATACCAATCATCACTCTGTGTATGATTACGACCTTGCAACACATTTAAGAACTTACAGTTACCATTACGATGTTTAATAAAGTATTCATTGTTGATATGAGTAGCACTAATAGCTTCTTCAATTGTACTGATTCCATGAGCACTCTTACCTGTCTTTGGATCTTTGATATGAAATGTAGATAGAGATTGTGATGGGATATCTAAACACATACCATAGTCCATGTATGTGTCCATCCAGTTCAATACAGCTTTACGTTTTACCATAGCACGTGGACAGTTAGGATCTTTCCAGTCTGCTGGCCACTGAGCCTTTAAAATCTGAAAGCCGCCACTGTCACCCAACATGAATGTACCACTTTCACGTTTGCGAATGATACTTTCGTTAGGATCATCTTTGGTAGTATCTAAGTTAGCATGACCTGCACTATACAAACCCCACTTGTAATAGTATAATCCTTCTTTGCTATTAAGAAAGTTCAGTTTCTCAACATCACCATTGAATTGTGCAGGTATACGTTGAGGTTCAAAGTATACTTCGCCCTCACGTTGCTTACCCAAGCCAGCAATATAAAAACTACTGACTGCAGGTAAGAACAATGCCCAATCGGGATTATGACTTGCTGATAAATTAACTTGTTCCATTATGGTACCATAGAATTTTTGATTTCATTATGACCTGGACTATTAAGTAGAGTTTGAACCATATTTATTTGTTCTTCTTTTTGTTTAATCTGTTCAACAAGGTCTTTGATAGCGGGATTTGTTTCTGCTAATTTATTGCGCTCGGCTTCTTCTAGCATTTTCTGTTCAGCCCACTTTAGTATACTGATAGCATCATGCGATAGATTAACAGTAGCAGTGCCACCACCAACAGCTTGCCAACCATGACCATCATAAACTTTCATAGTTTGACTAACACCATCAAATGATACCATGCCTGTTATTGGTTGACCAGTATTGATGTAGGGAGTTGCCCCTTTAGTACTAGTTACATTCATGAATATACCGCCGTGTACATAGTCAATCATTTTGCGTTTGCTGGAAGTAAGTAACGATATGTTGCCAAACCACTGTCAACTGTAATCTCAGTTGCACCAGCATCAGCTACACGAATTGTCTTGTCACCGGGAAGATCCATGATTGCCAAGAATACCTTAACAGGCCAGTTCCATGTTTTGTTCAATGTTCCACCTACACCAGCTTGAAACACAAAGTTACCACTGTGAGTTGATGGATCACCAAAGTTAGCTTTCAAGTCACCATTAACTGTAGTCAATGTAAAATGATCTTCTTCACTGTTAGCACTTGCTTGCTTCTTTAGTCGTTGAATGCCTGCAATTGTAGGTTCAAATTCAACATTCCATGTAGTACCCTTGAAGGTAACAGTTTTGACTTTTTCTTCAACAATTGCTTTACTCATCAATCTATAGTCATTAACAAAGTCACCGTTCTTAGTTTCAAAGTGAATTGCTGATGGAACATCAACTCCATCTTTTTTTACATATGTAATATTAATTTTAGCATCTGAATCATAAACGTCATCAAAGCCTAAAATTGTTTTTAATTTGCCTAAGTTAGGCATACCAAACGTACCAATAAAACCTGCATTTGGATTCTTAAATGAACCACTAACAATAACAGATTTGTCTTCTGCTACTGCGTTAACTTGTGTCTCTTGATCTGTACCTGTGATTTTGATTAAGTCAACATTGCCTAAGCCATGTGTATGTTGAATCAAGTCTTGTAAATTATCTTTCATGTTTTTCCTTTGTATGTTGAATTGTATACATTTTTTATAGAATATACAACTAGTCTGGTCATTTCCAATATGGGCCCCATGCCCAACAATTCAGTGACCAGCGTTCTCCTGATGTTATTGTTTTTACTTCATGTAAATAGAATGCAGGTAAAATTACCAATGATCCTATAGTTTTGCTTCTTGGATATCTGATCACATGTAAATCACCATCAACATAATCAGACTCGTCACTTAATTGAACAAGCATCGTTAATTTTCGTTCAATTCCTGCTTTACCGTAAAACTGGTCAACGTGTTCTGTAACGTAATCACCTTCACTGTATTTTTTTACCTCATAATGTTCTACATGAGTTACATTCATACCGTAATATTCAATTGCTTCTTCCCAGACTGGTGATAGTAATTTATGCAATTCACCATTGTCCCACTCTAGTGGGATTCTACAAGTGTGACATTCAATATCCCAATGCTTTGGTGTACGATTAATAGAACGATGCCATCCAGAATGTTCAGTTTTTGTAAACTCTTTAATATTATTACACATCTCTACACTTAACACATTTTCCCTAACAAATAATTTTAAAGGAAAGTTATTGTTTCTAGCAAATTCAATTTGAGATATCATAGAATTATTTAGGTTGTTTATATGTGTATTATAGTGGATTTTATTGCGAAATGCAACATCAATTCACCCGAATGAGAACAAATCATCAAATGTACTCTTTGTGTCTGTATTAGAACGAATATCCCAACCCAACACACCTAGTAAATTATCAATCTTTTCATCAACTAATGTCTTTTCCATTTCAGCATCATCAAACGGTAATTCAGTAAACCATTTAGGTAGTCGTAGTTCATCAACAGGATAAGCAATACTTGTAAACCCTAACGCATTAGATTTTAGTTTACAAACAACTACCTTCATACCGTCAATGATACTCTGGCTATAGTTATCACCATTAACTCTACGCAAGTAGTTGTAATTAAGTGCGGCTCTAACGTGCCCGGGCATGTTTGCTCTGCCAGTTTTACTTTTAGCTTCCAAGTCACCGTAGTATGTAAGTTTGTTTACACCTTTAGGTGAACCCTTAGTCCAACTGTCTTGTGATGACAAGATACGCTTAAAGTCTTTGATTGCTTCAATAACTTCATCACGACCTTTACCTTGTTGAAGGACCATTTGCAACACATTCATTAAGAATTCTTGTATATACTTAGGTGTGTCAGCACGTTTCAAGTCAAGACCCATAGCTTTGATGTCACCTGCACTGCCATCTTTGTCCTTACGCTTACCTTCTTTGTCAAAGATGTTGATAGCATATCGTTTCTTAACAATAAAGATAGCACGATCACCAATTAGTTCTCGTCCAGCTTTGATAATCTCACCGTTCTTGCGAGGTGTGTGAAATGCTTTCTCCATGAATCCCGGAAATGAATCATTAGCTTGATCGGCAATACTATCATATAGACCAATGCAAGTTTCTTTGTTCCATTCAAGCTCACCATTTGCTATTTGCGATTTGAGAATAGGGTATGCAGTAAAGTAGCAACTGTCTGTGTCACCATAGACTATGGCATTGCCCTCATGCGAATAAACACCTTCAACCGTTTCATTGATGTTACTCATCATATGACGAACAATCTGCCTGCCACTTAATGTAACACTCTGACCTATACGCTTGTCGTAGAATCTACAATGTTCATTCAACAATGCACCGTATGCTGAGTTCAACAAAATCTTACGAACAAGTTGACGCTTATCATAATAATCATATTTGTCAGTGCCATACGCTTCTTTTGCTAGCTTCTGTGTTTCTTTACGTTCTGAGTACCAGCGACTTAATAGTCCGGGAACAACGCCCTCTTTTTCATAAGTAAAGATTGTGCCGTTTGCACTTAGCATCCAGGGCTTATGACTATCAAATACTAATTTCCATATCTCTGCCGCACTCATTTCTACACTGCGACCATCTTCGTAGTCTACAGTAAGCATGGTACCTCGTTCTTGATTTATAATTGCAGTGTACTCTAGTGAACCAAACAAGTTTTCCCATAGAACAGCGCCAGTCACATCATCGTCACCTTCTTTATAGCGTTTCTTTTCACTTGCTAGTCGAAGGCCCTTGTCGCTCATGTACTGGTCTGTGATTGTCTGTCTGACTTGTGCAACGATTGTTTCTCCTGCCATGTTGAGGGCACGAATAACCGAGGGATAGAGCGAGTTGATGTCAACTGCCCCGACGTATTCGTGCATTCCTTTTTTGGGAGTAGCAACGAAGGCACCTGCCGCTTGTTGAATTTCATTATCATTTTCAGTCTTTCGTTTTTTATCAGGAACTACCAATCCACGTGCGTGGGCCTCATTAAAAATGGCCATCTCAATCATTGCCACAGAACCCATAACTGTTGGTAACAGTACAGTGTTCTCATGTGCAAGTTGATTAGCTAATTCTAAAAACTTAAGTTTGTTGTGAATCTTCACCAACAACATAGTATCTTGTCGGTTGTACTCGATAAACTTTTTGAAGTCTTTGTTGTACAACTGGTCAAGAGTACCTTCGTATACAGTTTTGTTCTCGCCTACTTCCATCTCACCAATAGAATCTAACTTATATGAGTGGCGAGACTCATAGTTGTACTTTTTGTAGAGTTGTAAATAGTCAAGATGTACACGACCAACTAAGTCGTATGTAGTTTCTGATTTACCAAATCGTTCATATTCTCTAGCTTTAGGTAATTGACCCATCAAGCAAAACTTGCGTGTGTCATCTTTACTCATTACCCTAGTAACACGATTGACCATGTAAGGTATATCATAGCCCTCTGAGTTCCAACCAGTTAATACATCTGCATCTTCAATCAATTGAAAAAACACATCAAACATTTCTTTCTCAGTCTTGAACAACATTGTGTTCCCAAACTCATTAGTGATTTCATTAGCTGTTTCACTAGACATATGTTTGGGAGCAATGACTAATGTGATACATTGGTCAAGCCAGTCTAAGTAACAACTGATAGCAGTAACTGGATTGAATGGGTCACTAGTAGGGCTGAAGCCTTTGACAGGATCAAAGTCAACTTCAATGTCAAAGAAACAAGTATGTAATTTAGGTGCGTCAACACCTAGATAGTTTTCACTTAGACAACGGAAGACAACAGGTACATCACTTTCAAATAATTTCTTACCTGAATGGATGCGCTTTTCTTTTTCAAACTCTTGTCGTTTACGTGTACTGAAACGACTCACTGGATCACCATAGATACTACGCTGTTTACCCTTAGGATCAGGATAATACATTACATAGTTTGTAGGATATTCTTTGTATTGACGCTTGCCGTTATTATCCCGTTCTACTACATAGATACGATCTTCATCTCTACTGTGAATAGCGTCAACGTAACTCAAAGGGTTTTACCAACGGTCTCTAAAATCGTCACAAGTTCGTCATGGTCTTTGGTAGTCTGACCGAGACTTGCTTTGTGTGCAATACGAATAGCTTTCTTCAGTGTACTGGCTTTGATTTCCAATTCTTCTGCTACTGCTTTGATAGTATCTGTTAAACCGCCATTCAATGTATCAATTTCGTGCATGACTGTCATGCCCTCGTTAATCAATTGCGTTAGTTTAATCTTTGCGTCACCATTAAAGGTTCTGTTGTAATCTGACATAATTTCTCCTTGAAATACTAGTATACACAAATTATCGTTGCTTTTCAACAACTTTTTTTACCAAAGTATGCAAACCTGGGTTAACTCGCAATGCATGTGGCATTAATTCGTTGCGAATGTAGTTACGCATGTATTTAGAATCTTGATTACTTGAATCTTCAATCCAGGGTACATTGTGTCGTTGACACCAAGAGATAAATTCACTCTTGCGTGTTGTTAAGAATGGTCGCAACACATTGTTGCGAATCATAGGGATAACTTTGGGTGTGCCATTAAGTGCCGAATGGATGTATGTTTCAACACAATCATCTAAGTGATGTGCTGTAATGACGGGACCTAATGTTTGTAGAAATGTATATCTTTGATCGCGCCAATGTTCTTCTTGACTGATACCTTTTGGAACAACTGGTTCACTAATACGAGCAAAGATTAATGATAGTTTTCTATCATTGCAAAAGTTAGCAACAAACTCATATGCCCGTTCGCTATTCTCTGTATCATGATGAAAGAAAGCACAAATAACATCATGCTTTCTACTTAGAAAATCAACTGCGGCACAACTGTCTACACCACCACTAAAGGCTACTGTTAATTGTTTGGGTAATGGAACTGTTAATTTAATCATTTATGTTATTATAACACAAACAATTTTAATTACCTAGTTAATAAGGAAACCTTTTATGATGATTCCCATAATGTTTCACCATCTAAGACGATAGAGATTAGTTTACCTTTTTTAAAAACATTCCAATTTATAGTGTCAACATCAACTATATTTCCAATTGGATATCTATTAATTGGTTTTTTAGAATCAAGTACGAATTGCTTAAATTTTGGATCATCCATTATAGTGGCGTAGATCATATCTGGATCAATCATTATATTTGGAGACATGAACATATTACCATGTACATGGTCATTTAATGCGTCATCTTCGTCATACCAACATTTGAAGTGATCCTTGCCTTCAATATCATCTGCCATCCAAACAGTGTGACGATATTCATTGTTAAATGTAAAATCTTCCTCAGGATCCTCAATCATACCATTACCCCATAATGATGCGCTGTCGTTTAAATTTATAGCATCTGCCGATCGGATGCTATAAAATGTTTTATTTTTCAGGGGCGCAATGCGTACACTATCCCTACGTGTAAAAGATATAAAAGATTCTAAATTGTGAGTACACTGATTTAACATATGTATGGTTGCAAAGATAATATGATCCGGCGTGTCAGTATGGGGTATTAAATGATTTGTTTCTATATTTGTAACAAAGTCACTAGCATTTGTAGTGAAGTGACGGTTCCACAAATTTAAGTGTGATTGTGTTAATTCCTTAGGATTCTGAATTAAGTTATCTAGTTCATTAATTTCAAATGAATAATCAGTTCCATAATGTTTTTGTAATAACACAAATGATTCTTTTAACTTTTCAAAAGTGTTTAATGGATTTATTGGTACATAATTAACTATAGGATTATACCCGGGCTTCCAAGCAAGATTAGGTAATCGCTTAATAGTTCTAGTTAAATAATCTTTCCACTTATTTGCAAAATTAGTATCTAGTAATTTAATGTTAACTTGAATGATTGTGGTATCTTTAGATAAAGTATAACTTAGCATAGCAAAATATTTATACAACTATCAGTATTATTGAAAAATTTTATGATTCTTTTCACCATAGATTTTAATATATTTGCCTGCTAGCATATCTGCCATTGCTTCAATCGGGCTACCGGGATAACTGTCTCCCGGTGATATCATGTTCAACTCACCCTGACGAACATGTACCAATTCATGGAATACTGTGCGTAAGACATCAACTAGATTGCGATTATTCACGTATACCCAAATATTATCATCTCCCATGACATGACCTCCGGTGTGATGATTTGTTTGAGCTTCTTCAGTATCCATGCTCAATTCAATATGTGGTTTATTTTGTACATGAAGTTGTTGACAAGCCCACTCACAGAATTTGTCAACTTCATTTTGCAAATCAGAATCAACATCATCCTCATCTATTTTGTTCTTAATCCAATTATCTGGTGTTGTATGAAATTTTTTAACAAATAAGTCATGTAACGCTTTTCCAGTAAGATTGTGTTGTTTGGCTACGGTTTGTAGTAGCTTATCTAGAGTAGTATAGTCGTGCTTTTCTAAGCTAGGCAATTTTGTTGCTAGTTTATTTATTGCTGATTCTGATAAAACTTCCCCAATACGCATTCAACTAAACGATCACTCGTCTTCTGTCATAATATGAGTAATACCGTTAACGGTTTTCCATTCTTCATATACAGTACTTGCTTCTATGTCAGTAGGCTCAAGCAATTTCCAACTAGCATGGAAATCTTTTCCTTTAGTTTGGAGTATCCAATCTTCTAAAAACGTAAATTCTTTTTCCGATGTGAACACGTGATTTGTTTTTCCAGTTTTGCCTAATTTTGTAATCATAACTTTTTCTCCTGTTATACTATATTTATCTTTATTCTAAATTTTTACTACATTTAGTTCTTTTAGCATTAGTTAATGCACCGTAATCCACACTCCACTCTTTGCCGGGTTGCAATTCAACAGCATTTTTTGGGAACGCATATTGTACACCAGCTTGTTGCTGAATTTGTGCTACTGTAACACGAAACTTAGTTAAGTCATTACCCAAGTTAGGATAAGGGGCAGTATGAGGGAATAGCCATCCTGCTATTTCTTTAGTTTGATTATTGATAACAATCTTGTAAAAACCATGAGGAACAACGACGCCGTTGCCGATTTTCTTGTCTTGTGCATTATATACTCCACCTACATAAACAATGTAACTTTGATTGTGCTGAACTGCCCAACCACGTACACTAGTTTCTAGTAATTTCCATATTCCACGATTTAATGAACCAGCTTGTGGACTCATGTTGGTCATTAAAAAACTTTCAAACTCCACTTGAGTATCCCATGATAGGTCACCGTCTGGACTCATATGTCCCTTGTCATAGCCTGTACCAGCATAGTCATCTGGTCTAGCACCATTTGGTACTGATTGGTCAGCTACAAAAGCATTTGTTCTTGCTACACATCCTAATGCATTTTGTGGTAATAGCTCATACGTCACAAACTTTGGTAGTTTAGCTGACGCATCGTAGCCTACTAAGTATGCTTGACGGCAGATAGGTGCTACATCAATAGTTTGTGGGAAACCATAAGGACTATGTACTTGACATTGTTGTAATGGTAGTGGTTGACGTTGTTCCCAAGCAAAGGCATTTGCTGATAGTATTGCTACTATCATTGTTAAAATTTTTTTCATTGTTTTATTTCTTTAATAGTACCAATTCTGCCATCATCTACATTGTATTGTAGTTTGATAAGTTGTCTTGCTTGCGCCACGTCTTTGGCGTTTACGATAGCATCCATATGAACGGAATAGTGAGGGTTCTTCACTAATATCTTAGCAGAATAAGTTTTGAAACCCTTATATATTTCCTTTGCCTTCATTACTCACGCTCTCTCTTTAATGTTGCACGAATGAACCATGCTTTCTTGCCATACAAGTCTTGTAATTCAGCCATGTAGTTAGCAATACCTTGTTGACGTTCAGTCGTTGCTTCATCAAACATAGCAACAACAAGTTGCCCCAGTGTTTCGCAATCTTGTAGTAACTCCATAAACATGAGTTCTGCTCTTGGCACTTTAGTTTGGTCTTGAATGATACTTAGTTCAGCATAACGTGTTAAGCTACCGGGAGTATAAGCACCTAGTACTCTGACATATTCAGCAATAGGATCAATGGTTTCATTTACGTCTTTGTACAATGTATTGAAGAAGTCGTGATATTGTGGGAAGTTACTACCTTCAACATTCCAATGAAAGTTTTGTGTTTTAATAGCAAACGCCTGTGTACTTGCTAGAAGTACTTTTAAGTTATCCGATAACATTTAAATTCCTTATTACTTACTTATAACAAATACTCTATCACCTACTAGAATACCTGTATAGTTTCCTATACCTCGTTCTCCTAATACTGCTTGAGGAACAACGATTCGTTGTCCACCACGTGGTCTAATATCAGTTGGGGATATTTCAACAAGTCCATACTCTTTTCCGTCAACAGTTATAGTCTTTGCTTGTCTATCGGCACTATCAGCACGGACTAAACCTTTAAAAGGATCTGATGTGTCAGATGAAGCAGTAGGTGCGGTAGCAGATGGAGTATTATCTGGTGCTGTCACGGTTGCTGTGGGTTTTAATCCACCGGTAAAGCCACCTTGTCCATCAGGGGTAACTCTAGCATGTGCACCGGCTGCGCCTAATGCCATAGAACCGGCTAATGCGGCTGCGCCTAGTTTTTCTCTCCAACCCTCGCCTATATTTTCGTTAGATTTTTTCTTTGTGTTGACATTTATAGCTGAACCATGCCGGTCTGGATTAGGATCTTCTCTGCGTTTGCGTTGTGCGGCACTTGCACGACCTTTTTTACCTAGGCTATGCGCTTTTGCTTGTGGCAAACATTTTGGTTTACCTTCTCCTGGTTCTCTTGCACATGGACCTTTAATCTTTCCTTTAGTATCCATGCGAACCCATTTTTCTTTATTGAACCAATCATGTAAACTTTCATCTGCTTGTTCAATACCTTCTAAAATAGAACTCTCATTCTTCTTGCCGCCGTTGCCCCAGTTGCTTGCGCCTTTTTTACGACACTTGACTAATGCACCACTAGCGTAAGCACTAGGCCATACACTATAACGGCTCTTGACTTTGTAGTAGCAAGCATCTTTCTTTTCGTTCATTAGTTCTTCACTGACCATCTCGCCACCGCAATGTGGGCAACTATGTTGTTCTTCCGCTACACCTTTATTAAATGCTTTGTTAAGAATATCCGATGCCGTTTTGGTTGTTTTTTCAGGGCGTTCCATTTTGCCGTAGTATTGCTTCTTACCAGAATCTGGATCTTTCTTGTCTCTCGAACCGTATGTGCCATGACTTACGTGACCGTCTCGTCCTGGCGGAGTTTGTGATTTGTCCATTTCTGATAGGCCCTTCGCCACACCTTCCTTTGTATTCTTTCTACAGTCTGGATATTGTTTTCCAAACATCTTTTTGTTACCCTCTTTGTGATAACCTTTCCAACAGGCTTCTTCTAAGTTGTCATGTGAATGATCTCCGTGTGTTTGACACATTCCGCAATCCTCACAGACCATTTCCATCTCAATACTTTCATTATGCTTTTTCTTGCCAGCACAGTGAGCTTTTTGTGAGAAGCCTTTGGGGTGGCTACAGTTGATACTGCTTTTGTATTTTTGACTCCATTCCTCTGCTACACGTGCAACAGGTGTTGCTGCCACTGCTGGTTTAGCACCTGGTGTTGCTGCCATTGCTGGTTTTACTGCTGGTTGTTTAAATGTAGTATTCATACTAGAGTAACCAGTTGGGCCACCGCTGAAATTCGCAGGTTTTGCAACTGCTGGTTTAGCGTACTTTTCCATACCAGGCATCTTCATTACATTACTAGCATTAAACCCCTGAGGTGCTGTAGCTCCGGCCGCTTTAGCCACAGGTGCTACTTGAGGTATAGTTGTTTTTTGAGCAGGAACTGCCATTTTGGTTGCAGGTGCTGCCGCCGGTGCTGATACTATAGCTGGTGTAGTTGTCTGAATTGGTTTAGCACCTGGTGTTGCTGCCACTGCTGGTTTAGCACCTGGTGTTGCTGCCACTGCTGGTTTAGCACCTGGTGTTGCTGCCACTGCTGGTTGACCTGGTGTTGCTGCCACTGCTGGTTGACCTGGCACTGGTATTTTCATGTTAGTAAACACTTGTTTAATAGTAGCTGTTGGCACGCCAGCTCGTTGAACAATACTAGCAATGTCTAAGCTGTCAGTTGGGCTACCTGCTTTCTTCCATGCTTGTAATAGTTTGTCAGCAGTAACTTTAGTTGTTAAGTTAGTGCCTTTGGTCTTGGCCCAGTCAACTGCCTTACCTGCGGCGCCTTTGATGGTGTCCATGATCCCTTCATCAAGTTTGCGGTGACGTTCAACTATCTTACCGATCAGTAAGAAGATTTGACTTTCAGTTAGTTCTACTGATTCCTTAACAGGCTTAAGCATACCAGAAGCTACTTTTCCTGCATAGTCTTTGGCTCGCATTATATCGTTTGCGCTTGGGTTACTAGGGTTGACAGCAAACTTTGCAAGACCTTGTTTGAATGCTTGGTCATACGAACTACCACCACCATCTGGTATAATATTATATGTTGGTTGTCCAAAGTCACCTGTTTGACCAGTTGCAGTTTGCGTATAACCCGAGCCTTGCATCCCTTGAGCACGATTCATATAGATTTGATCTAGTTCAGATTGACCAGGTGCTCCTTGTGCTCCGGGTAATTCTTGTTGAGGCGTACCTTTTAACGCTTGACCAATCTGGCCAGCGGCATAAGCCATGCCACCAGTTTTAGCACCGGCGTATGCGGCACTACTGAACTTTTCGCCTTGCAATAGTTTGTCTACTAGTTTGAATAGACCTAATGCGGCTGCACCACCAATACCTGCACCTGAAATACCAGCAGCCGCAATCAATGCTGAATAAATTAAACTCTGTGCAATTGGATGTTTTTTAGCAAAATCACGATACTTCTGAACATACTGCATGACACCTTGATCGCCACCAGTTGCTTGTTTTAATTGTTCAGCAGCCTTGTCATACATAGCGTCAACACCTTTAATAGGTCCTGAATTTTGTACTTTAGTTTTTAACTCTTCCCAGGCTTTACTTATAGCGGCAGTAGCATCTTTGCCTCTGCCAAGCATAGTGCGATTACCGCCAGCCGCTGTTGCACCCTGTTCTACTTGTTGAAAAATTTGATTAATTTGATCGGCTGTTAGTTGTGCTTCATATAACTTCTTACCAGCACTTTCCCATAACTTGTATGTGCGTGTTTCAGTAATTATTGATTTACTGTTAGTTGAGCCTTCCGCCACACCTTGCTCTCTAATTTTTAATTTGTCTGCAGGATTGCCACCACCAAACATATTGTCAAAAGCATCACGTGCTCGTTGTTGAGTTTGTTTTTGCTGTTCCTTGCGGTCTAAGGTTTTTTGTTTATTAGTACCTTTTGATATGTTCTTCATCATATTGTCAAAAGGTTTATCACCAGTGGCTTCCGCCATACCTTGTTGTCCGCCCTTAGTTATTAAACCAATTTCTAAATCAGGACGATTCTTTAATATAGAATTTCTTATATTCAAGGCAGCGTCTTTACTATTGAATGTAACTGATTTTCCACCTTTGCTCCATACTTTGCCATTGATCTTTAAGCCCCAAACTTGAGGTCTTACTTGTTTTGGTACATCTAAATCATGTCGCTCATCATCACCGCGATTGAATGCGCCGCCCACTCCACGAAATGGAATGCCTGTTTCTGTCACATCTTTTTTTCTTTCATCATTAGCAAACTGTTTCTTAGTTGCTTTGATAATACCACTCATACGCTTGTCGCCACGCTTATAGTTACCTTCTTTATCAGCGGCAGTAGCATCAGCACCTGCGGCTGTTTTGTAGTCACCTAATTTTTTATTAGATAATTCGTTTAGTTGTAAACCTTTTAAAATGCTACTCATTTTGTTTTACTTTCTTTAGCTTTGTGTGCATCATCCCATGCTTTGTCAGTTTTGACATTATATTCTTTGCCACCTGCACCAATATCAGCAACTCTTGAGCCAACTTCTTTACTAGTCTTTACTACTGCCTTGTTACTCTTGTCTACGTTTTTTTGTATCTTTTTAGCAAAGTCAATCTTGCCTTCTCGTTGCATTAATTTTTCATCGTAGTATTCTTTTACTGCGTTTAGATAATCGTTTGCTTTGATAAGTTTTTCTTGTACCCAGCCTTCTAATCCTTCTTCTTCTGACTTATTTTTTAATAGTTCGTAGATTACTCTGGCATTCTTCATTGTAGCTAGTACATCACTACGTGCCATTTCAACTTCATGGTCAACACGACTTTGACCATGCTTTGTAAATCCAGTTTTTCTCGTGCGGCCATAACCAGGAACTACTATGATATCATCTTCTTGTAAGTCAGCTTCGTTAACTTTTTCAGGCTTCTTGTTGTCTTTTCTATTAGCGGTCAACTCTTTGCGAGCTTCTTGCTTAGTCATCTTATATTTCTTTTGAAATTCTTCGTCAGATAATCCATCAACTCCACCTTTCAAGTCCATTGAAAGTTGGTTCATTGCTCCCTCATTGATGCTGTTAGCAAAAGGCTTACTAGTCTTTTTACCTTTGAATAGTGATCCTGCTTTTGTATTTCCATAGACACTAGGACTGCGAGTTTGCATTTTGACAAAACTATGCTCTACTGGGGCAACGGATCCCGATGTAGTAGTTTCTTGTACGATTTGATTGATTTTCATAGCGAATTCCAAAGTTATGTAGTATTTATCAAATACCATATCAATTAGAACTTACCAGGGTTCGATGTTAAATTGCTTGGCCAACTCTAAAAAATGAGGCTTTGTTTTAAAAAGATTTTGATTTCTAAGAGAATCCCAATCTTTCTGTTGTTTGAAGAAAGTAGCAACTTCTTCGTATGCTAAGTTACGTGATGGTTCAACTTCGGCTTCTAGCATCTTAACTAAAGCATGTATAGTATAATTCATGTTTTGATTTAATGCTTTTAAACGATCTATTTCACGCTCTATAACCCATGTTGGTATAATTTTAATATCATTTATATTGGTGTGACTAGTTACTTTGCGGTATGTACTATTTTGATATTTAAAATTTTCAATGGTGCTTAAATATACCATCAAATTTGACAGATTATCAATATTTAAATTTTGTACTACTGATGAGACATGGAAATCGTTCCTAGTATTACTTAATATTTTTAAGTTATTTTGTATTTTATTCCAATTACCGGGCCATCTGATGTACTCATATGTATCCCCCTCACCGTCTACACTTACTGCAATGTGTACATTCTTAAAGTGACGATGTAATTCATTTTTTCTTTCTAAATCAACTTGCAGATTAGTTGAAAGATCCAATGTGATTTTTGAGGCTCTTCCATTAGCTATTAAATGTGAGCAAATTAAATCATAGAAATCATTTATTAATGGTTCACCACCATACATATGAATTTTTTCTAAGTTTTCACTATTGTCTATAAATTCAATGATTCTTTGTTGAGTATCATCATTAAATTGAATAATTGGTGTAGGTGGTCGTTGGTAAATAATGTCAGTTTGTTTTGCTATTAATGAACTGCACCAAGGACTACACATTCTACATGCTAAATTACATTTATTTCCTAAAAATAAGTTAATATGAAATATATTTGAAAAATCAATTATTTTGTTATATACATCAGAATTTCGTAAATTTGTATTTCCTAAAGTTCTCTCACTCTCACCATTAATTCTTTCACTCTGCCAACATGTATCGCATAGTGAATTTTTTTCTCCGGCAACCATTGATTTTCTAAGATTAACTATTTGGGTGTTGTTCAATACCTCATTAAAGTCATCATGTATAACTAAAGGATTTTTTATTTTATCATGGTATACTTTAGTATGCGGGCCATTTGGTGCACAACAAGGGTCTACTGTTCCGCTGTTTGATATGGTGATACTATTGAATACATATTTACAAATAGTATCGTTCATACCTTACCATTTGGGCTTGCTGTTGGTGGAATGCCGGCCCTTGATGTAAGCCAGCTAAATGCTTTTGCGTTCTTTTTGATGCTATATGGTCCTACATCTACTGTTAATGCTGTCTTAAAACGTGGATCGTTTTTTTCTTTTTCACTAGGGATATAGCCACTTGCTTCTGCTAAGCCTTGCTTTAGTTGTTGAGCAAGTGAATCAATATATTGTATAGTGTTATGTGATAATTCAAAATCAGCATTCTTTTTCAAAAACTTTACTCTATCAACTGGTTCTAAATGAGGATCATTGGGTGATCCATTTTTTAATTGTTCAGCTTTAGCATTGAATAAAAAATTAAAGAAATTAGCCCTGTCATAACCTATTTTTTTAGCAAGAGAGGCTCCAATAATATCTGCTTCTTGTTCATTATTTCTAGCATCAGATGCCAAAGAAAACCCATGATTCATAATTATATGTCCACACTCATGACCTAAAATAAAAGCAAGCGTATCATTAGGAGCATCCCAAAATACAGTTGTTTCGATACCAATTTGACCGGCTTGTACACCTATCGGTTTACCATTTACTACCCTAGATGATACTCTAGAATTTGCGGCATTTCCTTGACGAAATACTTTATCACCTAAAGTAGTGTTTACTTTTATTTTTTGAATTACTTTAACCCAATCAGGATGCGATTCGGCTATACTATTAGCAAATGATTTTAATATAGCATAGCATCTAGTTTCTAACTCACCTTTTCTTGGCTTCCAAATTTGTTGCATCTGCTCTGGACTTATTTCAGTAGAAGATTGATATTGACCAGCCTTAGCACTACCTGTTACCGCTGCCGCGCCCATGCCTTTTAAGAATCCTCTACGGCTGATATCTTCATCTACCGGTTGCTTTCTACTTAATTCGTATATAACTTTATTACCAGTATCAGCACGAAATGCTCTAAATCCCCATGCTCTAGCATAACGCTGAACTAAACTATCATATAGTCTTGCTCTACTTTCTGAGTTTTGTCCATCTTCAACTTCTTTACTAGCTGAAAAGATTACTTTGTTGGGCTTGTATTTTTTAATGAATGTTTGAATAGCACTTAATACAGTAGCAAATACACGTTGTGCATCACCCTCACCGGTAACTTCTTGGCTGTTGTTTCTGTAGAACTCAACACTCCATGCTTCTTCCTTATCTTGATTATATCCTTTGTTGAACATAATACTTAGATAATTACCATCATCCATTTTAGCATAGGCATCAACGTCACCGTAATCACTTTTTTCCCATTTAAGTTTATAAGGTTGGTCAAAGGTTTCATCAATGTTTTGATACATAGTTTCAATGGTTAATACCTCACTATGCAACTTGTTTTTTAAATCGTGTAATTTTGTAATATACCCCTGACTACGCAATGCTTTATATGCTAAATTCTCAGGACCAAACTCGCCACCTTTATCTAACCCGGCTTGACGATATTGCTTAATCTTCTTTAATACTTTTTGAATTTTAGTTAAGTTCTTTGAGTCTAATGCTCTTTCTACAATATCAAGTAATTTTTCATACTTCAATCTTGTAGCTGATTGGTCAAAGTTAGCTCTACGCTTTGTAGGAATACGCAACCACTTATCATTTTGTAAACTGTATTCTCCTAACGACACTGATGGTTGTGCGGCATCTTGTATATATAACTCTACGGGAACCCCATGAATAGTTATATCATGGTTATCGTTGTATAATGATTTCTTTGCGTCAAAGAATTCACGGTATATATCATTATTAGGTAAATCATTTATATTGACTAAGAGATGTAAATCCAAGTCACTGTGTTTTGTATAACTGTATGCGGCGTTAGACCCAGAGATAGTAATATCTCTAACATCTAAATCATTGATACCCATTTCTTCTAGGAAGTCTTTTGCTATTTCTTCTAGTTGATTTTTAACTTCAGGACGCAATTTATTTCCTGCCCACAACGCAGGGTTAAGCTTGTCATGGAAAGTGACGGCGTCAGATATTTTGAAGGAATCAAGCTCTTTTAAGTTCATCAAGTATTTATCAATACTTACTTAGTAGGCTTATTGTTTTGAGGAATAGGGTCTTTAACGGGTTCTTTGTGTGGTGGATACTTTGGGGGCCTGTGTCTAAACCATGACATATTGTTATTTCCCTTTAGTGTATTTAGTATAGTCATTAAAAAAGCCCCTTTCGGGGCTAATTTTAAGTTATGCTTAATGTAACGTTTCCGGTTGCATCCGGGACAACTTGTGCCGCAACCTGAGCAGCCGCTGCCTTTGCTTGTTCCTCTGCCACAAACATAGGTCCGATTGTGCTCATCAAGTGTTGTTGATTTTCCATACAGAAAACATAACTACCACTGTGACGCAATAGAATGCGTTTGTCAACCCAAATCTTACCACCTAAATCACGCCAGTTTTCACAGAATGTCCAGTCTTCTGAATAGTAACGATTCTGACGAACTGCTGTGTCAAAATATGTTTTCAAGTGTTGGTCGTATTTTGGATCTAGACCAATGTCATTTTTATACTGCTTAACAGCTGGATGTGATTTGAGTTTATCAAACACATGTTTCTTCATTAACAGGAAACCTGTACCGGCTTTAGATACTTCTTGGAAACCATCTGGTCCTTCTTCCGCACCTTCAAATCCATTAACTACCCACTTGATTGGCATTGTCTTCATTGGATATAATCCTGCACAAACATCTACGTCACGGTTCAATAGAACTAATAGATGCCAGGGTTCCCATCCAATATCAGCATCAACAAAAAACAAGTGTGTTGCGTCTGGCATGTCTAAGAACTTAGCAGTTAGTGTATTACGTGCTCGGCTAATCAATGATTCATTAACCATTGTTTCTAATGTCCAATCAATGCCAAGTTGACGGGCTGTATTAGCCCATTTGATAAATGACATAAATGTTGATTCAGTTAACATACCACCATAACATGGCATTGCTATGTGTACTTTGGTTGTTCGTAGAAAATCTACATTGACTTGAACTTGACCTGGTTGTGGTGCTTGTTCTTTTGGTTGCTCTTGCGTAGCTTGAGCGGCTTGGTCAGCAATTTCTAAAACCTTTTCTACTGGAACAGTTTTTGGTTCTGTAGATTGTTTTACAGGTTTTGTCGTTGCTTTTGGAGTTGTTTTCTTTGTTGCCATTTGGTCCTCTTAAATGATGTAAATATTTACACTAGTTAAGAGGTGTCGAAATATTTTTATTTTTCGTCTAAGTAATCTACGCTCTCTGTAGTAAGAGATGTAATACGTAGTCCGCCCTTATGGGTAAACGGACCATTTTCCTCTTCGTAAGTGCCTGGATAGTTTGTACCAAACCCGCCGCCTACTCCGCCGTTTTCTTCTGATAAGCCTGTTCGTTTTAAATCACGAGTGAGTACATCTTTAGTTACACCGCCCATTTTGTTTGCGATAGTAATGCGAGAGGTATTACCGGTTTTAGACATAGCATCTATTCTTGCTTTTTGTCCTAAATACGTTACAATATCACCAACTTGTAATTGCTTGACTGTTTCTCCACCAATGTTGGGTTGAGGTGAGTCACCTACAAAGTTACCTTGATCTCCCCAAGGGTTATCATGTAAATTAATGCCTTCATCTACATTTTCTTCTGCGGCAACCGTTCTGACATATTTAGGATTTTTAGTATCAGTGTTATTAGAATATTTTTTTAAGTTTGTGGATTTATCTTTTTCAAACTCTTTCCTCATATCAGCTAAACTGGTAGTCTGCTTAGTAGTCTTGTTCGGTGTTTTAACTATTTTGAAGCCAAGCATTTCGTTCAACTCATTACCCATACCCATGTCTAACATCTTAACTACGTTGGCGGCAAGTTTAGGATTCTTTTGTGTTGTGGGATATAAACTCATAACCATTGCTGTTTTACGCTTATCATTCAACGTAGGCCAGGCCGCACGAATCTCACTTGCACTGGTAATGCCAGGTCCAAACTCTACTGTAGGTAGATACGCCATATAAGCATGTTGACTGAATGGTTGTAGATTCTTACCAGTATATGGTTGAAAGTAAGCAGGCGTACCATCTTTTTTCATGCCGCCTGGTTTAGGTTGTTCTGTTTTATCTTTCTCACTACGTACAAAAATTAGTACATCTTCGTTAGGATTGTAATGACTTGTAATTTCTTCCGCTTTGAATGGACTTTTAACTTGTATAAAATGTCCAGGAGCTACGCCTGCAAGTTTTGCTAATTTTTCTTTGATACTAAACGGAAAAGGTCTTGATTTTGTGTCATTAGTAGCGGCAACATATACTTCTGCATCAGGGAACGCTTTCAATGCACTTTGGTACAATGCGGCGTGACCTGCATGAAACGGATGAAATCCTCCCGGCATGACTACAATCTTTTTCATATTAGTAACTTAATTTAACATATTGTAGCACACCTGAAGCAAAGTCTTGTATTTTTGCTCTCATCCAAACAAAGTTACCTTCAATATTAATTGCTTCATTAACAGAAGAATTAAGATTGGGTTCACTGTTTGCAGGTGCACCTGAATTGGCTTCTAATGTGTAAACATTAAACCAGTCAGTGTCCTCAGGAAGTGTTGCTAGTGTTGCCTGAACAATTATGTTGCCAGTCAATCCAACTTGATTAACGTTAATAGTTTGTAGGTCTTTGCTACCAACATAGTAAGAAGCAGCCGGGTTCTTTAAACCAACAACATCATATATTTGCACGTTAGAAACATTGCCGTTCCATGTTGTTTGTGGCAACAAGACTAATGTTGTAGTTTGGCTCATGCTTTGACAACCTCAACAACAACACCGTCCCCTACTAATTCTTGGGCAACCTGTTCCAAAGCTGATTGAATATCAGGATTGGTTACATTAGTACCTGATTCATTGTCTTTTACTATCTTACTAAAAGTGATTACGATTGATTCTGTTACGATTTTTGCCATGAAAAATACTCCATTATAGAGTATTTATCATATTAAACTTCTTCTGGGCGTTTTTCTAATTTATAGCGTTTTCCAAGCATGTCCCCATGCATTAACGCTAGATAGCTTAATGTGCTTTCATCATCGTAATCAATAAAGTGACTGGCATTACTGAAACGGTATCTCCAACTAGTTTGATTGTTTTTGGATCCTAATGCCCAGTGTCTAAGAGCAGGGCTAGGATACAACTTTTTGTTTTTCTTAAACATACTGTGTAGGTCTTCAGCAAAAGAACCCTCAACACGCCTAGATTTTAGGTAAACTCTAAATTTATGTTTGGGCTTACGCACAAAATGCTTAACTCCAATATAATTAGATATTTGTGCCTGTGTTAAATCTATTTCAATACCTGGAATACTAGTTGTAATATTCTTTAGTTCTTGTAAATCATTACTGAATACACCTACAGTATTGTGTTCGATTCTAATTGTAGAATTTTTCTTCATTTTCAATTCATTGCGCCATTTAAGAAATGATGCTAGAACTGTTAAATTTTCACGAACCTCTTCTCGTTCATATGCTAAACGATGATAGGCTGTAGCAGGTGCTTCTAGTCTTTCGATTAATTCTTGAATATCATCTTTAATATACCATGTATAACGAACACCTATTAGATTAAATCTAGCTCGGTATTCGTACTTGTTATAGTAATGTTGGTCTCGATATTCGTAAAAATCAACATCGGTGTTGTCTTCAGCTAATTTCAATAATCCCATCTTCGCCTACTCTTGCTGTTGCTTTTTGAGCAACTGTATATTCAATGCCCTCATCGCCCATCACCGCTGTTACGGTTGCGTTTTTGATTCGTTCAAATAAAATTTTCTTACTAAGAGGAACACGAATCAATTCGTCAATTTTTCGTGCTAACGGTCGAGCGCCCATTTTCTTATCGTAACCTTGCTCTGCCAGATATTCAACTACTGGCTCAGATAAATTAATAGTAATGTTGTGTTTATCCAACAATTGTTTTTTCAATTCATCAGAAAACTTAACAACAATCTTCTTAATCGCAAGCATATCAAGTTTATTAAACTTACATACCAAATCAATACGATTTCTGAATTCTGGTTTAAAGAATTCCTTCAGTGCTTTGTCATCCTCACCCAATTTCTCTTGACTACCAAAGCCAATGTTGTTGCGTTCACTATCACTACTACCTAAATTACTTGTCATAATAATGATAGAATTTTTGCAGTTAACTTCTTTACCATTCGATCCAGTAACACGACCTTCGTCTAGCATTTGTAAAAAGATGTTGAAGATATCTGGGTGTGCTTTTTCAACTTCGTCAAATAATAAAATGCTGTGTGGATTCTTGCTTAAATCATTAATCAATCGTCCACCGCTTACTTGACTATCGCCAAAACCAACATAACCAGGAGGAGGACCAATCAAACTTGATACTGAGTGTCGTTCACCGTATTCACTCATATCATATTTGAGTAATGGCATATCAAGGTTCTTGCTCAACAACTTAGCCAATTCTGTTTTGCCTGTACCTGTTGGGCCTAAGAACAAGAAACTTGCTGTAGGTTTAGTCTCACTACCGATACCTGCAAATGAAACATAGACACGCTCAAGTACTTTGTCAACAGTTTCATCTTGACCATATAATTTACCCTTGACATTGACTTCAAGAGTTTGAATACGATCCATATTATCTCCGTTGAGTTTATCAGCAGGTACTCCGGTGAATTTCTCTACTTGGTCAAAAATTAATTCTTTGGTAATTACAACACCGTTGTTACCCAATACTCTTTGTTTAGCACAGGCTGCATCTAATAAGTCAATACTCTTGTCAGGGTTTTTGCGGTCATGAATGTAACGATCGGCTGACTCAACTGATGCAGTAATAGCATCTTCTCCAATCTTTACACTATGAAAGTCACTCAATCGTTGACTCAATCCACTTAGAATACGAACAGTGGTATCATGATTGGGTTCATCAATTGATACACGATAGAATCTACGCATCAATGCACGATCTTTTTCAAAACTGTCATAGTATTCTTCCCATGTTGTACTAGCAATAACTTTCAACGTGCCTTTGGTAATTGCAGGCTTAATCATGTTAGCAAAGTCAACACTACCACCACTACCACTTCCACTGCCACTCATAGTGTGCGCTTCGTCAATAAACAAAATTGCTTTCTTTTTTGTGTTTAACGCTTCTAATACTGCTTTAACTTTTTCTTCAAAGTCTCCTCTATATTTGCTACCAGCAAGTAATGAACCAACTTCAAGTGAATATACCTCGTGATTTAGAATGAATTCAGGGCAATCTCCCATTGCAATCATATTAGCAAGACCTTCAGCAATAGCGGTCTTACCAACTCCCGGATCACCTACCATCAAAACATTTGACTTAAATCGTTTAGCAAGAACATTAATAATATCGTCAAGTTCTTTGACACGTCCAATTAGTGGTTCAAGTTTTCCCTTACGTGCAAGGTCAGAAAGATTAGTTGTGTATTCTTCTAAAATTTCTTCTGCTTGACCTTCTGATAATTTAGATGTGAATTCAGCACCCTTATAAGTTTTTTGCCAATGAGTTAAAAATTCCTGTTTGTTGACACCGTATTTCAATAAGAAATAATGTGCATGACTATTACCTTCACTTGCAATTGATAGGTACAAATCAATAGTTGTGACTTGTCTGCGACCGGTAAACAATACTTGTGTCACAGAACGATTCATGGTTCGTTCAAGACTATTAGTTTTTCTTGGTTGAATATCTTCTGCGGCTACACCTTTAAGTTCAATTGCGTGTAGGCTATCTAAATATGCACCAATTTCTTGACTTAGTAAATCAGAATCTGCTCCAAAACCGTCTAAGCATTTTTTAAATGGGGTATGTGTGACTAATGCGAGTAATAAATGTTCTAAGGTGCAATATTGGTGTTTACGCTCTTTGGCATAAACAATGGCTTGTTCGATAATGCTTTCAATTTCCGGTGAATTTGTCATGGTTTTCTTTTGTAAAATTATTTATTTGGATTTAAAACGTAATATACTTTGTGTTATATCGTCATCAATTATATCAGGTACAAAGGGTTTTAACAAGATTATTTGGTCTCCAAAGATAGAAGAATTTGGAATTGGCATTCCTTCGCCTGCTATTTTAAGGTGCATAAAAGGCTGTGTTTTAGGTGGGATTCTAACTATCAATGTTTTTCCTGATATGGTAGTAAATTCAAAATCACTACCCACAATTAAATCCAACACAGACACTTGCTGATTACAATACAAATCTGTTCCTTTGCGGTCAAACCTTAAATGAGGTGCTACTCTAAATTCTACAACCAAACTTGCATTTGGTATAAGATTATCGTAACGCATTTGACCCCCATCAATTACACTTTTTGGTATTTCAACATTAACTGCATATACACTAGTAGGTGTTTGTAATCTTAATGATTGTGAACCGCCACTATAACTTTGTTCCAGTGTAATATGAATTGATGTTCTATATGCCGGCTGCTGATTATGCTGGCGCTGATTATGTTGATTAAACATTTGCCCAAAAAAATCATTCATATCACCGTTGAAGTTAAAATTAAATCCCCCCGGAGCTTGCTGAAATCCTTTAAAGGGATTTCCTTGCGGCATAGGTCTATCATATTGTTGACGTTGTTGTGGATCTGAAAGAATACGATATGCTTCTTCAATCTTTTGAAATGTAGCGGTATCACCACCCTTATCAGGATGATGTTGACTTGCTAGTTTCCTATACGATTTCTTAATTTCGTCAGGTGTAGCTGTTTTAGCTACACCCAACGTTTGATAGTGGT